CAGGATATTGTACGTATAGACTACCAGGGCCAGCCGGTGGTAGAGTATGTAGACCGTGGCCAGTATGACGCAAACGCCACCTACTATAACGCTACCCTTAACCCGGTAACCAACGTATACGAAACGTCCGACGTTTGGTACCTGGGGTGCAAATGGCGGTGTATGAGTACCGGCACCACTGATTTGCCCGCGTGGAATAGCACGGACTGGGCTATGGTTGAAGGTAACCCGGAATTTACCGTAGAATTTGCCGACACCGACTATTTGTTTGATCCAGACCGCTTCTTTGTGACGCTGCGAATAATAGCCAAACTATATAACCAGGTAATAACAAACGACATATTACCGCAAGACGTGGTTTGGACACGCTACAGCGAAGACGAAAGCGGAAACCCGCGTACGGCCAGTGATAACGCCTGGGCCTTACGCCGCGCGGCTGCAGCCCCCGGTGGTATTATCGGTAAGTCTATAGACCTAACGGCCGAAGACTGCGACTTTAACGGATATGTACCGCCAGTGCTGCGCTTTACAGCTACCGTTACCCTGCGTGACGGTGTAACCGATACTGCAAACTTTGAAATGTAGAAGATATGAAAACTAAACGCTTTGACTTTAATTTTAAGCCGCTGCAGCTGAATATCGCTATATCGGTAGACGGCAGCGTACCGGATAAGCAGAACTATAACGCTGATGCGGATACGTTCACACCGGATTACACGCTAACGCCTGTTATACTGCAGCCGCAGGTTAGCCGTCTGGATAAAGACGAAATAGTAAGCCCCGGTAACATAAACGGACTGCTGGCTAACGTAAAGTGGTACGAGATAATAAACGGAGTGCGCACCCTTATAGTTTCGGGTAACACTAATTACGAAGTAACGGCCAGTGGGGGCCAGGCAGGACGTATCAAAGTAAAGAAAAACGCCCAGCCCGAACTGCCTATTACCCTGGAGTTTTACGCCGAATATCTGGATAGCCGTACTAACCAGGTAACTGTTATCCACGGAACCCATACAGTTAAGTGTAGTAATTCTACGCCGTTTATTCCCGAATTATTCCTGGACGCTGCCGACCAGACTATTTATAACCCGCTTATAGACACGGACAGCCAGGCTGTACACGCCAGTTTGCGCGTGGGCGCTGCGGAGTGCGCGACCGCTAACAGGCAGTTTGTCTGGGAAGTGCTGCGCAGTAATAATACCTGGAGCGCTGCCGGTGGTCAGAACAGCGATTACTGGTTAAGCATATCTAACGACGGTACCACCTGTACAGTTAATCGTAAGCTGATGGGCGGTAACCAATATATACGCTGCCGTGCAAAATATGATCCGGACGGCAACCCCGGAAGCGTAACACTTAACGACGCTGCACCCTGCGCCGTGGTAGCTTTTGTACGTCGTCTGCCGAAATATGAATATGATATAGCAGGCGTACCGGTAGATATACCGCCCGGCATACTGGCTGTCTGCCCCGAAGTTTATATATGGGATGTGAACGGCCCGGTAGAGAATCCGCAAAACGTCTTACTGCCTATTTGGTATATGGGTACTAATCGTAACACCGGCACACCTGCCAGCTATTCGCAGGTAGCCCACGGTTACAGCCCTACTGTACCGACAAAGGCTATGAGCGAATTATACGGCGCTGTTATGGGTGTGGACGTTATAGACCCCGGCCCACTGGTACCGTGGAAGGACGCCGATGGTAAAGTATTTAAGGACGCCGACGGTAAAATATTTCTGATTAAATAACCAACAAAACTATACAACTATGGCACGTTACATTAAAGCTAATCCCAAAGTAGCCGATTTTTTGGGACTGAAACGAGACCGTAACACCGTTACGGATGGTAATTACCTGCTGTGGCAGGCAGATATACTGCCCTTTGGCCCGCTTACCCAGCTGCCCGAAATACTGACGCAGATAGGTGGTATAGCGCTGCTTCCGCACGAAGCACGCGAAGAACAGGACGGCACGGTAACACGTCCGCTGCCGGTAGCTACAGACCCGCGCTTTGTCATAGAAGCAAGGGAACAGGAAAACGCCCCTACAAGCGAAGATAATAGCGAGCAGGTAGCAGAATCCCAGCAAGAGGGAGAAGACGCAGCAGAGGGCAGCGCAGAAAGCGACAGCGGGGAATCCGGGGCAGAGAGCCAGAACGAAGAAACTAACGACGATAACGAATAACAGCTATGAGTAGTGCAAGTACGACCCGGACTATAAAATTTATATCTAAAGCGGGTACCTACACCGCCGTTATTATGAGTCCGAACGGCGATTTATACCAGGAATGGGAAGGTACACTGCAAGACATTACGGCTATACGCCCGAACTTCGCTACCCTGCAGCCTATACTGTACTTCGTCTGCACGTCCAGCCGTGTAGCGGAAGGCGTGGCAACCCCGGACGCTATAGACTTCTATTTTAACGGTACGAAGATAACCTGGAACGGTGCAACCAGTAGCGGCACTTTTGCTAACTACTTCCAGAAGATCGCGCCCAGCGGCGACCAGCTGTACTACGGTATTAAAATCCTTAAGAACATAGCCGATATAGCCGGTTACGCACCCTGCGTAATTAAGATGGTGGCTACTATCAGCTACGGTACGCAGGAAGATACCATACAGGCCAGCTATACTATCCCTATCCAGCAGGCAACCGGTAGCAGCTACCGCGTTACTATCGCTGCAGGGGATAACAAGAATTTCGTTATTACCGACAAATCCGGTAGCTGCATACTAAAAGCGTATGCCTATCAGTCCGGTAACGAGCTTTCCGCAGACCTAACGTATGCGTGGGAGAAGATGGGCGCTAACGGCTGGGTTACAATATCGGGGCAGACCGCGCGTACTCTTACCGTGGCCGCGTCTGATATAGACACCTACGGCGAATACAGGGTAACAGTATATCGCGGTGGCGTGGAAATCGGTAAGGATATACAGGGCGTTATGGATGCTTCCGACCCCTTCGACATAGACCCGCACCCCAACCCCGAAGACGAAGCTATTACCGAAGATACAACCGGTAACGGCCAGGTAGTCTATACCCCTGTAGTCGTTAAGCGTGGTACCAATACCCAGGCGTTAAGCACTACTTTCTATTTCGTGCTGAAAGATGCTGCCGGTGTGTACCTCAATAGCGACCGTACAACAGACTACGCCAGCTATACCGTCACACGTGCGCACTGCCTGCAGGCAGCTGGCGACGTATCAGTAACCATAACAGCTAAAGACTGACGTATGGGGCCGAGCGTAACACGTGTAGTTAAATTCCTGCGTAGGGGGGCCAGTGTGTCGCGCGCTGACGTGGAGTATGCCAAGTCAAGCAGCAGCACTACTGCCCCTACAAGCGGGTGGCAGACTACTGCGCCCGAATGGGAAAACGGTAAGTATATCTGGACGCGCACGCACACGTACTACGACGACGGCAGCAGCACGTATAGTATACCGGTATGCCTTCCCAGCGGTAAGGGTATCAGTAGCATTATAGAACAGTATTACTTATCGGACAGCGCTACCCAGCAAACAGGTGGAAGTTGGAGTGCTACGGCACCTACCTGGCAGGATGGTAAGTATATTTGGACACGTTCAGTTATTACCTATACTGATAACAGCACAGTAACTACCAGCCCTGTATGCGCTACAGGTCATAAAGGAGATAATAGCGTAATATATAGCCTAAATCCTAATTATGACGTTTTAAGTTTCCATAGTAGCGGCGATGGCGCGGCTTTTACGCCTGCGTCTTATACTTTGCGATGCGGTTATATTAAAACAAATGGCGACAGTAGGACTATATACGATTTTCCCAGTAATAATATGGCTGGGCCGTATTACTTACTATGGCGTGCTATTAAAGCAGATGGTACACCGGATCCTACTTTTGGCGGCGCACAGACTTACGGCTGGGACTGGATAGGAAATAATAGCCAGGGGTACAAAGATGGTAACGGTAATTTGATTATTACTAATTCTGCTACGCATATCGCTATAGATTTTGCTTTGTCTACTCAAGCGGCTGGCGTTTCTAATGATACTACGGATATAGCAGCTATTGTTAGAATCCCTATTGAAAAGATAAGCGACGGCGATACTGGAGCGCGCGGCCCAGCTTTACGCGGCCCGCAAGCCTGGAATGATTGTGCCACTGGTTATGCATTTAAACAAGGCGCAGAAGGCGAAGCCTATGTAGACGTAGTGCTGTATAATGGTTATTACTATCTATGCAAGAAATCGCACACTAAAAGTAGTACCAATTATCCGGGTAGCAGTGCAGATCAGACTAACGGTTACTGGCAGCTGGGCGACAGCGTAGACCTAATAGCTACAAAAGTGTTATTAGCCGCTAACGCTATTATAAACTTCGCCCAGACTAACCAAATACTGGTTATGAAGTCAGACGGTACTACGGTGGCCCTGGGTTTGGGCGGCGGCAGTTATCCGCTTTGGATCGGAGCGCCTGCAGCCGCTAACGCACCGTTTAAGGTGGACATAGACGGTAAAATGAAAGCAACCGGTGCAGAGATAAGCGGTAAAATTTCTGCGCAGTCGCTTACTATGCCGTTTTCAGCAATCCAGGAAGTAGACCATACATACGCTTTGGACGATCCCGGTAATATAGTATTACCAAATTTCGCCGGCGGTAGCACGTCTATTTTAAGACTTCCGGATAACAATTCTAATTTTAACGGCCGCCGTGTAATAGTATCGTGGCCGCCTATGCGTACTGCTATGGAAGCCCCGCACGCTATAATAGGCCGTATTAGGTGTCCTAATAAAGATACTGGTAGCGCTTTGTATTCGGCGTATTACGCTTCGCAGATTTATTCAGCTGCAGGTGGTATCGCAGAATTTATCTGCATAGATAGTACCTGGTGGCTGCTTAATATCCATAGTAACGGATTACAATATACTTCGTATTAAACCTTTAATTTTTTAGCATTATGCCAGATTTAGAACCAAAATTACTTAGCGGTCAAACCGCTACTTTCAGCGTCGCCAGTGGCGAAAAGCTGGTAAAAGTGGATGCACAGGGTAACACCACGTTAATAACGCTGGAAAACCTGCGTAATCAAGTACTGGGCGGTAACAGCCTTAGCGCTTTGGAAGACGGTGTATTTATAATGACACACCGTAAAAGCGATAACTACCCAGTTATGTACAAGCCCAGCAAATGGACAGCGCAGCAGTCTGCCGGAGAGATCGCAGACGGTGTGGTAGTCGTAGAGGGTGGCCACGTACTGGTAGTAGCGCCGACAGAGTGCGACAGCAACGGTTTGCTGTGGAGTAGCGAAGCCGTAACAGGCGGTGGTACTGTTACCACTGACCGCGTAACCGCTTACAATGACTGGAACGGTAAGAATAATACCGCCGCCCAGATAACAAAGGCTGCCTGCCAGGGTGCAAGTTACGCCCCCGGTTTCTGCGCTGCCTATGAGCGTACCAACGTGAACGGCTACGGCCTTACCGCTGGTAAATGGTGGCTGCCGTCAGTAGGCGAAATGATGATGATTTACGCCAATATGGAAAAGATTAACTACGCACTTAGCCTTATCACAGGTGCGCAGCTGCTGGCAGAAACCTGGTACTGGACTTCCACCGAGTTCAGCGCGACGTACGCCTGGTTTCTGAATCTTAGCGACGGTCGTCTGAACGGCAACACTAAGGCCAGCGACAGGGGCAGAGTGCGCGCGGTTTCAGCATTTATTAGTTAATTTTTAACCTTTAGTAGTCAGTCTTTAACCTTAAAGATACGGCGGTAGCCGTATCAAAACAGCGGCACTAAGGATTTATGGCAGACAAAGTTAAGCTGGTATCGAATACCCGGATATACTTAGACGTAAACCACCTGTTAGACCATATACTGGAGATTACGCCAAATTTCCCGCGTCAGTTCAAATACACTATCGGCAGTAAAATGCACGATCTAAGCGTAGAACTGATACAGGACGCAGCGGCGGCCTATATGAACCGTGACAGGGAAACACGTATAAATTATCTGGTTTCCTTCCAGGTTAAGTTTGAAACCCTTAAAACCTTAGTGCGCAAGGCTGGCGAAAAGGGCTGGATAAAAAGTAAAGGGCGGCACGCACAGATCGTAGAGCTTATGGACGTTATCGGCAAACAGTGTTCAGCGTGGAAAAATTCGCTTATTGCATCCCAGAGGGATAACGGCGAATAAAACGCCAGAACCAGATACGGTTACGACCGTCTGGGCGCGTGTATCTTTCCGCAATAAATGGGCCGTATACCGCCATAGCGGTTAAGAGCAAGACAATACGGCGCAGACTGCGAGCCTCACACCGAGTACAGCGCGACGAACGCCTGGAATCTGAATCTTAGCAACGGTAATCTGAACAACAACACTAAGGCCAGCAACAGGAACAGAGTGCGCGCGGTTTCAGCACTTCTACGGAAAGCATTTATAGCATTTGGATAGATGGTTACTACGGAAAATATGTTAGAAGCGTACTACGACTGCCGTAAAAGGAAACGGAGTACAGCCAGTGCGGTGGTATATGAAATGGACTACGAAGCGCGCCTAATCGCGCTGCGTGACCGGATCAATACCCGAACATACGTACCGGGTAAGTCTATTTGTTTCGTCGTTACACGCCCGCGCTACCGTGAAGTGTTTGCCGCTTCATTTGAAGACCGTATAGTACACCACTATATGGCCCTGCGGCTGGAACCGCTATTCGAACAAATCTTTAACCCGCGTACCTTCAACTGCCGCAAAGGTAAAGGGCAGCTGTACGGTATAAAGATGCTGCAGGACGATTTAAAGAAAGCCAGCAGCAACTATACTAAGGACTGCTGGGTAATGAAATTAGACCTTAAGGGCTTCTTTATGAGTATCGACAGGCAGATGCTGGCCGATATGGTAGACGCCTTTATAGTCAAGAACTACCAGGGCGAAGACAAAGAAGAACTGCGCTACGCCTGCCGGGTAGTCGTAATGCACGCACCGGAAAAGAACTGCGAACGCCACAGCCCACTACGGCTTTGGGACTTCCTGGTATGGTACAAATCCTTCTTTACCAATACACCCGGTAAGGGTGTGGCCATAGGCAATCTATTCGCGCAGCTGTTTGCAAACTTCCTGCTTAATATACTGGACTGGTTTATAGAAGAACTGGGTATACAGCTGCACGGCCGTTACGTAGACGATCTGTACGCTGTCCACGAAGATAAAGAAGTACTGCTGGCAGCCATACCGAAGGTACGCGCCAAACTGGCCGAATATGGCCTGCAGCTGAACGAAAGCAAATTCTATCTGCAGCACTACAGCAAAGGCGTGGAGTTTACCGGTATGATAGTAAAGCCGGGGCGTACCTATATCTGTAACCGTGTGCTTACAAACTTCATAGTAGCCGTACGTCGTCTTAATAACGCAAAGACGCTGCGCCAGGTACGGCACGCGGTCTGCAGCATAAACAGCTATCTGGGCCTGCTTCGGCAGTGTAACGAATATGGTAAGCGTGTGGAAATACTGCGTATGATAGAGCCGCAGGCCCTGCAGTATATCTATATTAAAGGAGCCTACAAGCTGGTTAAGCTTCGTAAGGAATACAGAGTAAAAACAGAGATATTAAAGCGTATACGTGATGGCGACTACTGATAAACCGCGGCCGCTGTCAGTGCTTCGCAGCGACACGTTAGATACCGACCTGGTAAAGAACCTATCCGCGTTTTACCTGGTATCGGTAGAAGCACAGGATAACGAAATTATCTACGAACTGTATAACCTTCCTAACAATGAATGAAGCAATACTAAATTATCTGACGCACCTATACGGCCACGTCGCTATGATCCTGGTAACCACAGCCGCCCTGCTTATCGCTATGGGTATAGATTTAATCTTTGGCGTACGCAAAGCAAAGCAGCGCGGAGAAGCCCGCACGTCCACAGGTTTTAAGAAGACCTGCGAAAAAGCCCGCAAATACTTTAGCCCCTATATGGTGCTTATATGTATCGACCTGCTGGGCGCTTTGCTGATACCGGTACCCGCCTTTTCTATGCTGTGGGCCGCGTGGTGTATCTATTGTGAGTTTAAGAGCGTCCGCGAAAAAGCCTGGCAAAAAGAAGAACTGCGTAAGGCTGAAAAGACTATGAACGTAATAATAGAAAACAAAGATGATCTGGCTAAAATGGTTGCTGCAATTATTTTCCAGCAAGAGCAAGACCGAAACGGCACAACCGGTACAGATGCAGGCCACGGAACCGGAGCCACCGGCGAAAGTTAAAGCGGTTAGCCCTATGCTTATACTGATAGATAACGGCCACGGCGTAGAAACACCGGGCAAACGCAGTCCGGATGGGCGGCTACTGGAATACCTGTATACCCGCGAAGTAGCTGCCGACCTGGTAAGCCGTCTTAAGATGGCTGGTTATAACGCGCAGCTGCTGGTACCCGAAGAAACGGACGTACCACTGAAAGAGAGGGTACGCAGGGCTAACGATCTGTGCAGGCAGCTGGGCGCCGCTAACGTGCTGCTGGTATCTGTCCACTGTAACGCAGCGCCACCGGATAACGGACAATGGCACGACGCGCGCGGATGGGCGGTATACGTAGCACAAAACGCCAGCGCTAACAGTATGCGGCTGGCCGACAGTCTGGCCGATGCTGCCAAAGCACGTGGCCTTAAGGTACGAAAGCCCACGGCTACGCAGAAATACTGGGTACAGTCTTTAGCGATCTGCCGCGACACGCTTTGCCCGGCTGTCCTAACCGAAAACTTATTCCAGGACAACAAACAGGACGTGGACTACTTGTTAAGTGAGATAGGCCGGGCGTCCATAGCCTGGCTGCATTTCAACGGAATAACCCAATATCTGAACAAATGAAACGACTAATAATTTTATTCTGCTTCGTCCTGCTGCTGGTTAGCTGCAGGACTGTAAAGCACGGTACGACTACGGAGCTGCCGCAGATCGTACACGACACCGTATACCATACGTCTATACGACACGATACGCTACGTATAGTCCAGCACTACCGCGACACCGTTATACAGCGTGACAGCGTATATGCCGACGGCCAGACGGTATACAAGTACAAGTATATATACAAGACACGAACGGCCCACGACACGGTACAGGTATACCGGGTGCTTAAAGACACCGTATACGTACACCGGCAGGACAGTATAAGCATACCTGTTTACGTGGATCGAGAAGTTAAAGTAAAATATACGCCCTGGTATAAAAACGCTATGGCAGCTTTTGGCTGTCTGTTTCTGATAACTATACTTTTTTGCCTACTAATCCTATTTGTTAAGCGAAAATCCGGTTAGCAAGTTTCTGGATAGTGCGACCCGCGCCCGCTGTGAAGTGTTAGCGCGGGTTATTTCTTTTCTTTGAAATAGTCCAATACCTGCCTGTTTGCCTTATCCACTTTGTCCAGGCTGTATTTAATGTACACACCGGTTACAGGGCTGCCGTGGCTGTGGCCCAGACATTCGCTAATAGTGTCTTTGGGTATATCCAAATCGACAGCGTAATTAGCCCAGCTGTAACGCGCCCAGTACCAGGTTAAGCCCGGTTCCAATGAGCAAAGAAGGGCGTTACAGTTCTGGCGAAAGCCCTTAACCTTTTCGGCGAAATTTAACAGATGGTCTTTACCTGGGTATTTGTCTATAATGGCCTGCGCTTCCGGTTCTATCTTAATACTGTAGTTCTTTCCGGTCTTCGCCCGCTTATACTGTATACGGCCGTTTACTATGTTTTCTTTACGCAGTGCCAGTAGATCGGCCATATTGATACCAATAAGATAAAAGGAAAGCAGGAAAGCGTCTTTGTAGTAAGCTGTTTTCCCTTTTATTTCAGTGTCCCTAATACGGCGTAGCGTTTGGATCGGTAAGTTACGCATAGGCGTATCGCTTTCTGCCCGGCTGTCTATCTTCTTATAGGCGGGGTTTACCTGTAGGCCGTCGTCTTCGGCGTACTTTATTACCGTCTTTAAAGTCTTAAGGTATTTGGCTACCGTGTTACGTTTTAGCTTATCGTTTTCCAGCTTCCGTATAAAGGCTTCATACCAGGCGTAGGATAAATCAGTAAAGCGTAGGTTTTCAACGTCGCAGTAATCGGCCAGACGACGATAAAGGGTTATATAAGACAGTTTAGTACGATCTGTTTTTAATTCGCCTACGCGGGTAATATAGCTGCCTACTGACGGTACGCCGATAGTGGGGGCTGTCAAGTCCAGGTTAGTAAGCATTTGGCGAAGCTGCGGGGCCGTAAGCTTTCCAAACTGCCCGGTTTCGCGTAGCTCTAATATCCTGTTATTAGTCTGCAGCAGTAGGTTTCCCAGTATGTTGTTTATCCTGCGCGCTGATTTGCCGGTACATACCTGCAGTCTTTCGTCCCAGTCTTCACGTACCAGGTAAATGCCGGTGGCCAGGTACAGGTTAGTACCGAAGCCTACTTTTATCTGTACCGGGTAGGTACCGTCCTGTAGCGGTCTTCGCGTGTCTAATCTAAGCTTCGATCTACCCATAGATTTGCTGAAAATTTGCTGAAAAATGCCACTTCTATTACCTTCACTTACCAATATGCGCCATATTTTCGCAGGGTCTACGCCCGAAATTAGCCGTAATTTGAGTTATTAACAATCGGTTAATTAGTTGATTTACAGACAACTTACCGCTGATTTTTGCCAAAAATATCTATAGTCCCTTTTGGAATTGTGGGCTTTGTGTATAACATTATATATCAGTCTGTTATTTATGCTATTTTTCCGTTTGCTGAAAATTAACTGAAAATATTAGCGGCTGCGGCGTTTCCAGGTTTACGGTAGTAGAACCCCAAACGGTACGACCCATCAGCTTTGCTTCCAGCTTACCGTCTTCCATAAAGCGGGCGGTTATCGTAATATCGCTGCCGCCCTGGTTATACCGGTATGTATATTTAGGGTACCGGCCCTTCTTTTCAAATGGCCCAATACTGGCCAGCATTTTACCTTCGCTGTCTTCCAGGTTAAAGGCTACACAGTCGCCGTGGATTATGTGTATTTCCTTACGCCCTGTTTCGCCCACCTGGGTATAGCATCCGGGGGCTGGCTGCTGATCAGAACAGCAAGCCAGTGTCGAGACTATAAACAGTATTAGTATTAACCTTTTCATTTATCCAGCAATTTAAGCAGCTGTGCTATTTGCCTGTCTTTTTCCTCTATGATAGACAGGAAACGGTTAATAACTGCCGTGTTAAGGTTGCCACCGTTACCGTGGTTTGCTTTCTCCGTAACAGCGGCTAAAGCTATAGTACCATCGTTTTTAACGGTAAATTTGGCCTGTGGGTAGACGTTTACTAAGTCAAGACCCAGCGCGGTTATAGCCTTTTCAATAAGCCCGCTTTTGACGTCTGCGGCAGAAAGTGCCTGGTTAAGATGCTGCGGCGACATTTCCAATAAACGCGCTGCAGAAGCCATCGTATAACCATTTTCGGTTATAATCTTCTTTAATGCTTCGCCAGTCATAAATACTTCAATTAAATTTTTTCAAAAAATATATCCATTTTTGTTTGCGGATATAAATTATAGTGTTTACATTTGCCGACGGTATAAGTAAGTAACTAACTAACGCCGACAAGAAAAGCTGCCAGGGTCTTTGCCCCCAGATACGACGCACAACCGCAAAGATACAGCAGTTTTTCTAATCGGCAAAGGATATAAGTAACTAAGTAAGTAACTTTTAAACAGAACGATTTATGGCAGACTGCAAAAAAGAGATTATCGACCTGTCCGGGACTATCACTTATTCGCCGGAAGAACTTAAAGAAGAGCTGCGCAACGTCCGCGCCCTTATCGTAGAAATGCTGCCCGCTAACCCGGATATTAACGTATGGAACGTGGCCAGCGCTTTGGCACTTATCCAGTATCTGGCCGAAGACGTAGACTATAAACCACAAAACAAATAAAATGGAAAAGATAACCCGCGACGCATTACGCGCTATGGCCTACGGCGAAACAAAAAGTTTCGACCTGCCGAACGCGCAAGCCTGTGATAACGGTAAGTCCGTAGCTTACCAGTTACAGAACCAGCTGCGCTGCAAGTTCAGCGTATCGACTGACTACGTAAATAACCGTCTGACCATAACAAAGAATCCGTTATGAGAATCCAGCGACCCGAAGTAATCCCGGACGGTTTATACAGCCAGACGCAGGCAGCAAAGCTGCTGGAAGTAGACCGCCATACCGTTAGACGGTATGAACTGGACGGCCTTATAACCTTCAATATCCGCAAAGCAGGAAGCCAGAAGGTTACTACAGGCGAAGAAATACTAAAGTGCTGGGGCAGTGTTTACCACTTTAAATAAAGAGTATGACGGCACAGGTAGAAAATACACCGGAAGGCTACATAGTTAGCGTCTTCTACGATCTGAACGGCGACGGTTACTACCACTGGTACAGGCTTCGCAATTTCGGCACCCACGAAGGCGACGCCAAAGCCTTTAAGGATTACGACGTACCGAAGCTGTCCGAACCCCAGATAAAAAGCCTTATCCGGAATTTCGATATAACCCGCAAATACACCCGGATAGACTGCAGACATTTTAAAGCACAATCCTAAAAACCCATATGACTATGTATGAAGTAACAGTACACGTGCAGATAGGCGTAACGCCCGAAGTGGTTAGCCTGGTATCTGCCATCCTAAACAGACAACCGGTACAGCTGCCAGCTGCTGCCGAAGTGAAAGAACCCGAAGCCCAGGCACCTGCACCGGCGCCAGCGGCCAGACGTACTAAGGCTAAGAAGGCCGAAGAATCAGCGCAGGCACCGGAACCCGAAGAACCGGCAAACGGTACAGTAATGCAAACCCATAACCCGGAACCGGAAGCACCCGCCGAACTACCACAGGAAGAAGACGTACGTACAGCTATGCACGTCACACGCCAGCGCATAGAGGGCGAAAACTACAAAGACGAACCGGACAGCGAAGGGTACAAGAAATACCACCGCCTGCTAACTACGGAGTTTAAGAACATAGCTTCGTTGCTGGGCGCAGAGAAACCCAGCGCCCTACCGGCAGAGAAGCGCGCAGCCTTCATTAAAGAGTGCGCCCAGCTGGAAATAAAGGAAGACGGTACGATAGGAACTAAAATACCCTACTAAGCTATGGCCGACCACGCATTACTAAGCCCATCAGCGGCCCATCGCTGGCTGAACTGTACAGCAGCCCCGCGTCTGGAAGCTAACCAGATAGACGAAGGCAGCGACTACGCCCGCGAAGGAACACTGGCCCACGCCTACTGCGCCCGCCACCTTAAGACTTTCTTAGGTCTGCCGGTAGACGGAGAAAACGCAGAGATCGCAGAGCTTAACGCCCAGTACCATACAGGCGAAATGGACGAATACACGGAAACGTATAAGACCATAGTACTGGAGCGTTTCAACGCTGCCCGCGCCCATACGGCCGACGCCCAGCTGCTGGTAGAAGTACGGCTGGACTTTTCTAAATGGGTACCGGAAGCTTTCGGCACTGGCGACGCCGTAATTATCGCAGACGGCATCCTGGATATTATAGACTTCAAATACGGCAAAGGCGTAAGAGTAGAAGCAAAGGATAACCCGCAAATGCAGATATACGCGCTGGGTGCCTGGGAAGCTTATAACTTCGAATATGACATAAGGCGCGTACGTATGACCATCGTACAGCCGCGTCTGGATAATCTTAGCACTTACGAATTAAGCGTAGAAGACCTGCTGCAGTGGGCCGACAATACACTGGCCCCGAAAGCAAAGCAGGCTTACGAAGGCAACGGCCCACAGGTACCGGGCCAGTGGTGCCAGTTCTGCAAGGTAAAGCACCTGTGCAAGAAACTGGCCGAAACCTGTACGGCCCCGGTAAAGGCCCAGTCCGACCCGCGACTACTTACCCCCGAAGAAATGGCATCCGATATACTGCCGATACTGGACACCGTAGCTACCTGGTTAAAAGGTGTACAGGAATTTGCCCTGGAATCAGCTTTGGCAGGTACGGTATACAAAGGCTTCAAACTGGTAGCCGGTAGATCGAACCGTAAAATTACCGACGTGGAAGCCGCACGCCAGGCGCTGATAGACGCAGGCTTTGCCGACGACGCTATTATGAAGCCCCGCGAAATGCGCGGTATTACTGATCTGGAAAAACTGGTAGGCGCAAAACGTTTCGGTACCCTGTGCAAAGCCTGGATCGTAAAGCCCCAGGGAAAACCGACACTGGCACCGGTAACGGATAAGCGACCTGCTTACGATCCTGCCGCCGAAGACTTCGCCGGTATAGATACTTCAAACGAATAACGGCCTGGCGTATTCCGGGAGACGATAATACAAATTACAATTATGATCAAACCAAAAGTAGACGGTACTAAGGTGGTATTTGGCCCCTGCCGTTTGAGTTACACACACGTATTTGCAAAGCACAACCCTAACGGCGACGCTGCCGACGGCAAATACCAGACTAACGTACTTATCCCTAAGTCCGAAAAGGAAACTATTAAGGCCCTTAACGGCGCTATCGAAGCCGCAAAGCAGGCCGGTATAGTTTCAAAATGGAGTGGCAAAGAGCCTAAGAAACTTGCATTACCTCTTAACGACGGCGACGAAAAAGACGACGACCTGTACGAAGGCCACTTCTTTGTAAACGCCAAATGTAACACCCGCCCCGGCATAGTGGACAGAAACCGCCAGCCGATCGTAGACGAAGAAGACGTATACAGCGGCGTGTGGGCTATCGTATCAGTAACATTTTTCCCATACGATACCAACGGTAACAAGGGTGTAGCCTGCGGCCTTAATAACATTATGAAATGGAAGGACGACGACCACCTGGGCGGCCGCGTAAGCGCGGAAAGTGACTTTGGCGATATTGACACTTCAAGCGAGGAAGACGACGACCTGTAATTAACCAGGGATAGGGGGCCTGCAGTTCTTTTCATTTGTTGTAACTCATAGTCCCACTGCTAACCCCCTATCCCTTTATACAGCAAAGTTATGGGATTTGACGTTATAAAGCACCTGCCGTTTACCCTGCTACTGGACGAGCGCAAAGTATCTACCCGGCTGCGCCACGCACTGGAATTTTACTTTACCAAACCGATAGAGCAGATAACCTTAACAGAAATCTGCGGTATAAAAGCAGCTGTATTCAAGAGCCAGAAAAGCGTAGGTGCCACGACCATTAAGGAGCTTACCGAAGACTGCCAGTATATATGCGAAAAATTTAACGTGCCTGTAGACTGCTTACGTATAACGGTAGTAAAAGCACAGCCGGAAACCACGGTAATACAGGCCGCTAAACAGTACCCCTATGAAGATGCAGACGGCACCTACTGGGTAAACGATCAGTGGTATATAAACCCTAACGGCAGCTTAAAGAGCCATAACCCCGACTTCGTACTGTATCGAAAAGACCTGGCAAACAGCGACTGGCTGCGCTACCTGCAGACCCTGGACTGGGTAGACTTTAACAAGTTTATACCCGCCTATTTTGAAGCACTTAAGCGCGCCGGTATTAAAAAGATTAACGTACTAATTTGTTATTAACTATGGAAGAAAACTTAGTAGAAGTACCCCGCGAAAGCGTGGAAAAAGCCGTAAAACAGCTGCTTAAAGCAGAACGTATTAAGCACTGGAACGCACAGAAGGACGCACCAAACGGCCTTAAGTCTGACCCTTATAGCCAGCTGGAAAAAGAAGGTAGGCTGAACGCTGAATTTTTATTGGCCGAAGCGCCTAAGATTATGAATAAGGAAAGCGAACTGCCTGCCACGCAGCGCAGCTATATAGCCCGCATTATGGACGCAGCTATGGCAAAGGCCCTGCGCTGGAAACAGCAGGCCGAAGCAGCAGCCGCAAAGACCGATCCAGGCGCTGGCGAAGGCGCGCCCGCCCCAACCGACGAAGCCGCCGCACCTGCTGACGCAGAGAAGGAAGCACCGGCAGAACAGGAAGCCCCTGCAGACGCCGCACCTGCTGAAAGCGAAAACGCAGAAAAAGCCGAAGAATCGAACGAAAAAGCCCAAAAAACGGACGAAAAACCCGCAAAATCGAACAAAAAGACGAAAAAGTAATGCAGGAACTGGGCATAGACATAGAAACCTACAGCAGCTACGATCTTAAGACCTGCGGCGTTTACAAATATGTAGAAGCCCCGGACTTCGATATACTGCTGTTTGCCTACGCCGTGGACGGTGGCCCGGTACAGTGTGTCGATCTGGCCTGCGGCGAAAGCCTGCCGGAAGACGTACGCGCCGCGCTTACTGATCCTGCCGTAGTAAAGACCGCCTATAATGCGGCTTTCGAACGTGTCTGCCTGTCCAAATACCTGGGCGTTAAGTTAGACCCCGCGCAGTGGCGCTGTACTATGGTACGCGCCGCGCGTCTGGGCCTGCCGCTATCACTGGGTCAGTGCGGCGAAGTGCTGCACCTGGAAGCCGGTAAGATGAAAGAGGGCGCCGCCCTTATCCGGTATTTCTCTATACCGGGTAAGAAGGGGCGCCACTATCCTGCCGACGCACCCGACCGCTGGGCTACCTTCAAGGCGTACAATATCCGCGACGTGGAAGTAGAACAAACCATACTGGCCAAAGTGCGCAGCCTGGAAGTGCCACGGTTTGACGAAGAACTGTATATAGCAGATCAAGAAATAAACGACCGCGGCGTACTGATAGACCGCCAGCTGGTAGAGAACGCCGAACGTTTCGACACCGACTACAAAGCTATGCTGGCAGCGCAGGCCAAAGAACTTACCGGACTTAATAACCCCAATAGCCCAGCCCAGTTAAAACAGTATCTGCAGTCCGTGACCGGCAACGAAGTGGAAACACTTAACAAAAAAGTACTGGAAGACCTAAAAGAACAGCTGGCCGAATACCCGGACGCGCAGGAACTGATAGAACTACGCCAGGATATGGCCAAAACCAGCAGTAAGAAGTATACAGCTATGCTTAACTGCGTATGCAGTGACGGCCGTATACACGGTCTGCTGCAATTCCAGGGCGCCGCACGTACAGGGCGCTGGGCTGGTCGTCTGGTACAGGTACAGAACCTGCCGCAGAATCATTTGGAAAGTCTGGACTATGCCCGCAGCATCGTAAAGCGCGGCGACTTTGACGAATTTACCCAGAACTACAGCAACCCTACCCACGTACTTAGTGAACTGATACGTACGGCTTTCGTAGCCGCACCCGGTCACACCTTCCACGTATGCGACTTTAGCGCCATAGAAGCCCGCGTAATAGCGTGGCTGGCTGGCGAAAACTGGGTGCTGGACGTCTTCAAGGCTGGCGGCGATATATACTGCAGCACAGCTTCGAAAATGTTTGGCGTACCGGTAGAGAAGCACGGCCCTAACGCTGCACTGCGACAGAAGGGTAAGATAGCTGTACTGGCCCTGGGCTATGGTGGTGGTGTATCTGCACTGGAAGCTATGGGCGGCGCGCGTCTGGGCCTGTCAGAAGACGAAGAAAAGGAAATAGTACAGCTGTGGCGTAAGTCTAACCAGAATATAACGCAGCTGTGGCAGACCCTGGAAGCAGCGGCCATTAAGGCTATACGTACAGGCGAAAGCGTAACCGTAAACCGTGGTATAGTTATAGGTAAACAGCGCGGTATGCTGACTATTACCCTGCCTTCGGGCCGTATACTATGCTACCCGCGCGTGTCCATCGGCATAGAGCGTAACGACGGCTGGCGCGGCGATCACGAAATTATAGAGTATGAAGGTACGAACCAGACTACCAAAAAATGGGGTAAGATAAGAACCTACGGCGGTAAGCTTACCGAAAACGTGGTACAGGCCATAGCCCGCGATATACTGGGCTTTGTTATCCTGCGCGCGCGTACGGCCAAACTGCCGGTGGTATTCCATATCCACGACGAAATAATAGTGGAAGCTACCCCAGACCAAACACTGGAGCGCGTAGAATCGCTTTTCAGTGAACCTATATACTGGTGCCGTGACCTGCCGCTAAAAGGCGCAGGCTACACTACACCGTATTACCTCAAAGACTAAGTAAACCAGTAACAACCTAAAAAACTATTTGAAGTATGACAAACAAAGAATTTGAAGGCGTAGCCAGAATCCTGGACGCTGCTAAGAGTATCAAAGACGAAGCAGAACTGATCTGCAAGAACGCCAGCCAGCTACAGCGCCGTAGCCCTATCGACAAAATGATAGCAGAACCGGAAGCACCCGGCACGATCAAAGACGGCATTTACCTGGTATGTGATAACGAAGTAATAGAGTATACACCCGGAGCCGTAACCGAAGATATTAAGCAGCGCTGCTACGGCGTGGGCGTGAAGCTGGGCGGTAAGTCTATTATAGTGGCCCTTAAGGACTTTGCCGACCGCGACGACATAACGCTAACCTGCCTACCGGACAGAACCGACTGGGACGGATATAAAGATAACTACGAAGATGCAGGCGCAGACTGGGACGGCGCAGGAAATACCGAACACCTTAAGGCTATCGGCCTTAACCCTGCTATAACACTGTCTGACGGCTGGTATATACCGGCTGT